CAACCCGGAGACGTTGAGCGCGCTATACGCTTCCTTGAAGACCGAGCCCCTGAGTCCATCGAAGGTGACGGCGGCGACCACACGCTTTTCAAAATCGCGGCAAAGCTGAAAAACCTTGGCATCAGCCGTGAAAAGATGGTTGAACTTTTGCTCGACCACTGGAACAGTGAAAAAGCCTATCCTCCGTGGACGCTGGAAGAGATCGAAACCAAAGCCGGCAACGCCTACAAGTACAGCTCAAAGTCGGCGGGCTGTGAATCCTTGTCCGCCATCTTTCCGCCCGAACCACCGCCGCCCCCGCCGCCTCCTGTGCTGTCACTCACCGTCGAAGGTGAGCCGGTGTTCGGCCGCAATGCGCAGGTGTGCCATGTTAAACCGGATGAATGGGTGCTCGGCCGCACTTATCTGCGCGGCGACTTAACCCTCACCGTGGCAACCGGTGGTGTGGGAAAATCGGTGCTCACCATCAACGAAGCACTGGCGGTGGCATCCGGCAAACAGCTCACGTGGGATAAAGTGGAGCGCCCCGGCAACGTGTGGCTGCACAGCACTGAAGACTCTTACAACACCATCGAAAAGCGCGTGCTCGCCGCAAAGATCCACCACGGTGTCGGTGACGAGGGCGTTATCTGGTCGAGTGGTGATCGACTCAAAATGACTTTTGCTGTCCCTGATGCCAACGGCAACAACAGCGTGTGCAAAGACACGGTGGAGTTTACCAAACGCACCATCCTGGAGAACAACATCACTTTGTTTGTGCTCGACCCGCTGCTCGAAACCCATGAGCTGAAAGAAAACGGCAACGAGAGCATGAACTTTGTCTGCAAGATCCTGCGTGGCATCGCTCGTGAAACCAAGTGCGCGATTTCGGTTGTCCACCACATAGCCAAGGGGGGCAAACCTGAATATGGGAATCTGAGCAAGGCCCGCGGCGCGTCTTCCACCGGCGACGCCGTTCGATCCGCACGCACCGTTTATCCCATGGACCGCAAAGAGGCCGGCGGGTATGGGATGACCCCCAACCAGTCGGTGAGGTACATCCGGATCGACGCAGCAAAATGCAATTACGCCCTGCTCGATGCGACGACGCGATGGTATGAAAAGGTGTCGGTCCAAGTCATCCCAGGCTGTGACGAGACTTCGCCTGCACTGCGGCGAGCAGATTTGCGGGTAGTGGCTGCGGTGGACCCCGACGAGCTGATTAGGGACATGGCTGTGGATGCGTTGACGCCGGGGGAAGCGCGGAGCATTTACGACATCGCCGTCGCAATCGAGAAAAATGGGCTCACAAAACTGAAGCGAAAAAGTCTCAGCGACCGTTTAGAGAAGTTGTTTGCCGAGCCGGTCTACGCTGGGGAAGTGGTTTTAAGACCAACGCAACTTCCCGGGCGTAAAGGCAGAGATGTTTTGGCGATAATCTGCGAAGAGTTGCCGCGAGTAGAAGTTAGTTAAGCCTTTAAGTGGGCTAAACTTGCGGGGCGTTAAAGGGCTCAGACCTTAAGTGGGCTAAACTTGCGGGGCGTTAAAGGGCTCAGACATGAGTTAAGCACTTTACGGTGGGATACGCTACATGACCGAAAACAGCCTCATTTGTAATGATTTCGCGGCGATAGGTCGATACGGCGGTGAGAGCGTATCGCGGCGACCGCCGTATCGAATAGAATATGTAATAAAACCAAGGGTATGGATACGCTACAGGCGATACGGCGGTAACGGCTCCCTACGGGAGAGGGAGAGACGAGCGTAAACGCTCTCTCCCTCCCGCGTAGGTCGTATGGGCCGACGAAACTTAAACTCAACTGAACTGAACTTTAAACGAACTTAAACTTAGGGAGGTTTAAGCCAAATGGGAAAGAAGCTGCCCGTCACACCCAACAGTCAGATTCGCGCAGCGCTGCGTCGGTTGTTCCTGCGCAGCAGGGAGAGAGCCAGCGCGATGCGAACTGGGAAATATACTTGCGCCAAATGTGGGGTGAAACAGTCTCGGCGGAAAGGCGTTGAGGTCTTTGTCGAAGTTCATCACAAGGCCGAAGGAGGCATCCTCAACTGGGAGGCGCTGTTCGCGGCGGTGCGGGAGTACCTGCTGTGCAATCCGGATCAGTTGGAGGTGCTTTGTCATGGGTGCCATGCGGCGGAAGGGCTGTCTGAAATTCACGACGAGCCGGCGGCGCCCGCGGCGGTGGATGAGGACGACCCTTTCTATGGGTTATGAACCGATCGTCGATCCTGGGGCCTCTCCGTTCGTTCTGGGCCTAAAAAGTTAGCCCGACGCAGAGGGGGATCTGTCGTCGGGCTCGGGGCGCCTCGGGAGAGGCAGAGAGAAAGGTGATATGGGGAATTAGGCTTCGAGTCGGATTTTAGCGTCCGGCTCCGGCGCTGTCAAGCAGTTTTCCAATCGCCATTGTGAGCGGTGCGCTCCCGATGGGTCGTCGGATCAGGGTGGCTTGTTGCAACTTGTGCTCAAGTTGCCGGATCGTGTCCTGCGCTGCGCGCAGAGCCTGCTCCTTGGCGTCGAGCTGGCGGTGGTGCTCGGCAGCGGCCAGGCGCGCTGCGCTGCCCATACGCTCGATGGTGGCTTTTTGGGCGGTGAGGATTTGTTCGAGCTGCGCGACGAAGTTGATCATGGCGCGGCCTATTTGAACGTCCGTGAGGTCTGTCGTAGGCTCGGGCTTGGCCTCTCGGCGCTCAGCGGCGGCGAGGCGTTCCTTCTTTTGGGTCGGTGACAGCAGCCCGTGGCGGTTTGGGTCTTGGAGCGCGCCGGAGAATGTGGTCAGAGGCGCTACCGTCTCCTGCTGCCATCTTTCTTGGATGTTTACAGGCTTGGCCTTTGTCGTAGGATCGGGCTCGGCTGTCGGTGTCGGCGCAGCGCCGCCTGCGTAGCGCCAGCGATAGACCTTGTTCAGCCCGTCTTTGCGCACGAACACGACGCTGCCCTTTTTCGCCATTTCGTTGAGCATGACACAAGCGTTCTGGGCGTAGCGTTGGTACTCTCCTGGGGCGGCGGTCGAAGTCGCTTTGGCAAGCTCGGTGGCGGTAAACTCTTGTCGTAGGTTCATAGCGGCTCTCAAATCATCTCGAATCATCGGTTCAATCCTCCATTTGCGTAGGGCTGGCGCCCGAGGGCGCGTTCGGTGGCGTCAAAGGCGTACTGGACTTGTTTAAACAGTGCATCCAGCGCGGCTGTGAGCTTGCCCTGGGTGGAACACAGCGGGCAGCCAGCACAGGCGCGCAGGCGGGAGAGGCATTGTTCGGTTGGAGCCGGCGCGGCTTCACGATAGCGCACGCGATGCGGCCAGCTCAGTATCCTGTCGGCCGTCTTTTCGGCCAACATCTGATTTGCGTCGCAGGAACTTTGGTTCAAGAACGTGGCATTGAGGGGGGCGCATTCGAACATTGGGCTTTCCTCCGATAGTTGCGGTTATGATCGACTCTTCGGTTCCGTCTCCACAGGCGCGGCAAAGCGGGGCGTTGACCTCTACGGGCGGATCGCGCAACGTGTGGCGGTGAATCGCCGGCGCGCCGCACAGCAGGCAACGCAAGTTTAGGTGTTCAATGTTGGCTTTCATTTGGTTGGGGCTCCTTGTGCTTTGGCTATGGTTTCTTGTAGGAGGCTTTTGACAGGTAGTAAGGCTTTTACAGGCATGGGCCAGTTGTCGGTTAGTTCGGTGATCACAGCCAAGGCGGTTTCACATGCTTGGAGCAGATCCGGCGCCGCTGCTATGAGGCGGGCATTTGCGCGCCTATGTGGCGTGCTGCATATTTCGCATACCGACTCGGAAATGAACTGGTTGGCATAGTGTACAATTTCCATGTTCGCTAAGTACCTCGTTTCAACTGGTTTCATGCACCAAGGACCGGGCGTGTGTTTCGGTGTCATGGCGTTTTCTCCCTTCAATGTGGCCCGGCTTTGGGCCGGGCTTTGTGTTGGTGGTTTAGAGCGTCGAATCGTCCGGCAAGAAAACCCAAGCGCTGACCCACACGCCGTCGTCCGTTTCGGATACTAAAGCGTCGTCGTCTATTTCGGCGGTTTCGTCGTAGCGCTCCCGGGCTTGCGCTATTTGGTCCGGTGACGCTTCGTCCATATCTTCCAGAACTTCACGCATGTTGTTCACAGCTCCGGCTAAATCCCCTTTTTCCCAGGAGTTGATAACTTGCTGCGCGGCTTCCAGAACTTCACGCATGTTGTTCACAGCTCCGGCTAAATCCCCTTTTTCCCAGGAGTTGATAACTTGCTGCGCGGCTTTCATGAGTTCGGTTTGCATCGTAGTTTCCCCCTTCAATGTGGCCCGGCTTTGGGCCGGGCTTTGTTTGGTTTACTTCCACAAAGTGATGTAAGACCCGCGTGCGTGGCTCCGCTTGCGGTCATAGGTTTCTACTCGGTGTCCGTCGCGTGTGACTCTCAAGCGCTCGGCCGGCGCCGGGTACTTGTAGGAGTTCGGCACAAAGCCGTCGGGGTAGACGAGCGCGACGTTTTTGTTCGGGTTTTGGTACAGGGCTTCGGCGGCGTCTTTTAAAGCTTCGTCAATTTGGCGTTGATTTAGTTTCATCGTAGTTTCCCCTTGTTTGTTCGGTGAAAGTTAAAGGCTCCTGTAAACCAGCGCATAGCCGCCCGACTGGTGCCAATGCGGCGTATAGTCTCGATCCCCGTTCGCATGGTCACAGCTTCGGCAGCGGTCTTTTCCGGGGCATTCGTACCCTTTGGGATAGAGCGAATGGGACAACTCATAGACGGCTGCAAAACACATATCCATCCCACAGCCGCCCATTTGGATTCCCCAATGTTTTTGGTTCCAGGTATGATCGGCCGCAACGGCCGCTTCGTGCGTGATTTCATCAATACCGTTTTCTGACTTAATGTAAAGTCTTATTACCCTCATCATGCCTGAGCGGGAAACGTGCTCCACTTTGGCATATACGGCTGATCCCGGGGGCAGCAGGGCGCGCAGGTTTTCTTGGGCTTGGGCTCGTTCTTGTTCGGCTTGCTGTTTTTTGGTGGTCATCGGTTTAGCTCCTTTTCATTTTATTCGTTCGGGAACGCTTCGGCTAAACGCTGTTCAAATTCGGCGCCACTTATACGCTCGTTTTTGCGGCCGCTGTCTATGGCGTTAAGGTGCTTGCCCGTCGTGGGCCCCCACGAGTTTTCACGCACTACCAAGCCGGTGCCGGGCGTGTAAAAAGCAACTGGCGTTTGGTAGGAGAAGTAGATCTCTTTTTGCCCGATTGAAAACACCAAACAATGGGCGCCGTAGTTGCTGGAACTGTAATTTCCATAGGTCTTAAAAGCGGGTAGTTTTTTCATCGTAGTTTCCTCCTCGGTTTAAAGGTTTACGCCTTCAGAGCGTGCCCAGCGATAAAGCCCCCCATCGTTCAAGATCCACAAGCGGCGTTCGGCGTCATTCAGTCGGCAGCTATCGCATGCGCGGCGTATGGCCGCGTCTATCTCGTCTTTGTTCTCTTTGATGAATTGTCGCATTGATTTTGTTTTCATCGTAGTTTCCCCCTCGCTATAGGTTGAAAGCATATCCGATTAAAAGCCATGCGGCAAAGCATGCGGCCATGATGATAAAACCGGCGATAGTTTTGAGCAGTTCAAGGCGGGTCATTAGTCAATTTCTCCATCTTCGGTGAAGTCATAATCGTTGATTCTGAGTGTTTCGGTTATTGCCTCATCGCTTGTCTGGTATTCGTATTCATCGTGGAGCATGCGGCGGTAGTCTTCGCATAAAGACTTTAGGAACTCCTCTTCTATCTCCTGGATCTTGTCCTCATGTTCTGCGCTTTCGTAATGTTCGGACTTTTCGTCCATGTATTCGTTAAAAATCGGCTGCCAGTCGTGCAGAAAGTCTTTGGCCGTTTTATAAGTCTCACATTGCTCGCCATGCTCATTGAAAATGTTTTGCGCCACTTCGCAAGCGCTTGCGGTAAATGTGCCTTTGACGTAAGACCCACGACCAATGTCAAATTCAGTGATTTTTAAGCCAATGCGCTCAGCGTCTTCATAGGTAGAATCCCACCATTCATAGTCCACGTTTATATCACGGTTTTTCTCGATTGCTTTCTCTTTGCCTTTTTCGCTCAGCTCGTCAAACTTGTACACGGTATAGGTCTTAGTTTCCATCTTCGGTTCCCCCTTTGTCTTATGTTTTTGTTTAACATCCTATGCGGCGCGCCGGATAAACGCCGGCGCGCCTTGTTAAGAGGTTAAACGGGTTTTACGATTTCCCCAGTTTCAACACTGAAAACCGGGTAGGGCGCTTTTCCGTTTTCATACCAGTCATGGCCGAAGCAATAGCCTCTATTGTTTTCGTTCGGTGTTTCCAGCGGGTTTACAAGATAAACAGCACCGGGGGCGCAAGGTGAACAAAATTGCGCGTATGTGAAGTATGGGGATTTTTCAACAAATATATCGCCATCGCCAAATTGAACCGCTTTATATTTGCCGTCATCAATGAAAAAGCCAAGTGGCTCATCGTTAAATGCGTTTTCGCTGCCGAAAATTATTTTGCAGTCTTCGCACACATATTCCGGTGTGTCGGATTTATAAAACTCGTATTCGGCTTCAATTTCAGAGTTTAAAAATCCTTCTGTATAGAGCTTGTCCATAGGTTCGGCGGCATTACCGCACTTCGGGCAATAAGAGGGGCCATAATCGGCTTCACTCGCTTCGTACCATGCCCCACCTACTTCGCTGTGGTGAATAACGCCAAAGCGAATCCCTGTTTCGCTGTCAATGTTACTTTTCCCCACGCCATAGTCTATGCCTTGGTTTTGTGTCATGGTCTTAGTTCCTTTCCAAGTCGTTTAAAATGGTTTCAAGCTCGGTTAAAGAAAAACGTGCTTTTAATTCACATTCGTTCACCACTTCGATAAATTCATACACTTCTGGGAGCGACACAAGTGTATCATAAAGCGCTTGCGCCGCGTCCTCAACGTCACTATCGGTAGCATGGCAGTACTCGGGGTTGATGCGAACATACACTACCCCGGCGGCCGCGTCTCTTCTTTCAATGGTGCAAATTGGTTCTGGCATTGTGTGTACCACTTTCAAGTCGCGCGGAGGCTCGATTGCAAAGCAAGGGCTTGCGAGCATGAGAATAATTGTGGGAGCTATGAGAAAGCGTTTCATTTGGTTCTGGTTCCTTTCTCTTCCGCTTTTTTGCATTTGGCGCACGTTACTTTGCTACGGTCGGTAGTCATAGGCCAGCGGCCCGAATCGGTGTCAAGCAATTCGGCGTGCGCTTTACATTCAGGGATATTCATTCCAGCATTTACTCTCAATCTAAGGTTGGCAAGGTGTAGTTTCATGTTTTCGGTTTCCTTTCTCTATTCGTGAACATAAGTTGGAATACTGGCGTTATGCTTGCAATACGGGCGGCCGCGTTCGGCGGCCAGCTTTGCCTCCGTAAAGTAGTATCGGCGCAATATCCAGATATGATTTTTGACCGTGTTTATCGGTCGCTTGAAAAGTCGGCTTGCCATTGGGTATTGGTTATTGGCTTTGCGTTTCATTCGGTTTTTACTCCTTTCGGTCCAAAGGCGTGAACTACAGCGCCATGCAGATCGAGTACGTTTATCACGCCGTTTTTCAATTCGTGCAAAGTAACGTCGTCTAAATGACACATAACGGTTTTACTATACCCTTGCCCTCTCGGGCCGATATGCGCGCCTTTCGATAGGTCATAATGGCCATAAAGCAAGCGGTCTTTAATGGTGATTTTATCGAAGTCATAACGGGTTTTATAAGCTCTAATTTTTAAGCGGTCGCCTATCATCGTTCGGTTTCCTTTCCTCATGTTATGGGTTTAACTACTCGCCAGGAGCGCCAAAGGTTAGTTGGCGCGCCGGACTTGTGGTTAAATCTTGTCCGCTTTTGATAGCATTTCGGCCAGAACGTGCTCGGCATGTTTTTTGTCCGCTTTTTCGGCGGGTCCGAAGTCTTTTACAGTGCGGCCGCCCCATTTATTTTCCAGTAGGCAAAGTCGGTTTGGTTCATTGTTTATGAACACTTCTGTTAGTCTTAGCGCGGGTTTTTTCATCGTTCGGCGTCCTTTCATTATTCTGGTTTAAGGCGATGCGCGCCCGGTTTTGGTGGCTATGGCCAAATGTTGTTGTTGTAGAAAAAGAGATTATACTCTAAATGCTTCAAGTCGCGTTTCAAGTCAATAGGTTTTTTAAATCCCTTGCGGTATTCTCGCCCGACGTGGTGAAAGCTCATGTGAAAGCTGTTAGGTAGTACGCACAGATTTCTAATGTCATTATTGAGTGGGTTGCCATCGATGTGATGGACGTGTTGATCGGGCCTTATAAAAGGATGTATCTTTTTTACTATCTCACGTGCCATTCGGCGGCTGCGCGTTTCGGCTGCAAGTCGGTTCATTTCTTCTCCTGCTCTTCTTTTTTCTCTTCATTGTTCCATTTGTAGCTCTTGCAATTAGGGCATGACTTGGGGCTTTTGGTGCGGGCTTGCCACTCATAGCCGCACAGTTGGCATTTACAATTCATGTTTCGTCCGTCCTTTCTGTTATTGTATGGCCGATTATTATCATAATAAAACTTCTTGTCAACAACTATTTTCATCATTCGGTGAATAAATTTGTAAGGCATGAAGGTACGCCAATTTGACGTGGTAAGGGTTAACACCTGTTAACGTAGTGGGTCATTTTGACCTATTAAATCTTTTAATAGTTGGGGCAAGTGGCTTCGCCGCTCTACTCACGTACGCAATCCCGTACGTTCTTCTATTCTTCTATTCTTCTAACATCCCGGGCCAGCTCGTCTATTCTAATAGATGAAACCAGGCCGAAAACCATGCAATCGAGCAGCGCCGGATGTGCCGATTCGCAGTATATCCAGCAACATCAAGCACTTGCACACATAAGCACTTGGTAACTTACCAGAGAAGTTGCCGAGTTCTAATAGAAAGGAAGGGCGACAAGGGGTGGGGGTTTCCAAGTCGAATCCCCTAATGGCGTGGGCTCGCGTATACGATGGCATCATCCAGATAATTTGTTAATTTTATTACATTTTCAATGTTAATCGGCTTAAACCCGTATAAACCCCCCTGTAAGTTTCCGTCTCTTTTGGCCACAAACAGGTCATTTCCGCCATAAAAGGGTCATAAACGGGTCATTTTGACCCAATATGACGCAAGAAGCGTCGATACGCCGAAAAGCAGGTTTCACCGCCTTTTACGAGGTGCTGAGAGAAGCCTTTTCTGAGTATATCCAGCATCATCAGGCGGGTTTATAGCCCATTTCGGGGATAATGCTTGACGCCGCACCGCCGGGGCGCTATAAATAGAACATCTCAGGACCGGTTCACCGGGGCTGTGAAAGCCACACAAGTAAGTTGAGCCCGAACCTCTGGCGGCTGCGTCGATCTCACCCGGTTGCGGTGAAAAAGCGTCGGCCGCTATGTTCGGGCCTTCTTGTTTTTGGACGCAAAAAAGGCCCCCGAAAGGGCCTTTCCCAGTTTAATGGTGGGTGTTTTTACTCGATCAGCTTCTGTGCGTACTCTTCGTCTATGCCGCTCTGTGCCGGGTCGGACATACACCCAAGGCTGAAGTAGGGGTTGCGCGGTCCGCTGCTCTCACCCTCAAAGACATTCTTATACGCCACCGTTTCGTCCTTGTAGGTGACGCGCATCACCGGCGTTGCCCATTTGGAGCCGTCTATGCCGGCTATCAGAAGCCCCCCTGCGTCCAGATCTTTGGTGAACTTGCCGTCTTCGTACACGGTTTCCGCGGTCCACCACCAATCCTCCTTCATGCCCAGCTCCGCGCTCAGGATTTTGTCTGAGTTTTCCTGAATCCACTCCTTGATCAGCTTGAAATTGTACTTTTTCATTTTGGGTCACACTCCTTTTTGTGTTTGGTTTATACAGCCCACGCCCAGGCAAATCCCGCCCAATCCTGATGGGCGAACAGCAGCCCCCAGCAGCGATAATACTCAAGTGGCGCGAAGCGCTCGTCTATTGTGGCCATTGGTCTACTCCCACATGTGGCGGAAGAAATCCACGTCGGAAAATCCCCATTGCGGAGTTCCAGTGATAGCAAGGTGTAGCGTGTGGAGTGCGACGAGCTCGTCGCCCAGGCTCCATTCGTATTTATGATATCCAACTGTGTAGGGTGTTCTCATCCGTTCACCCTCCCTATTTCGTTCATGAAAGCATCCCGAATCGCTTTTTGCTGGATGCCAAGGTAAGTCAGCGTGGTTTCATGGTCCCGATGGCCCAGCGCCGCCGAGACAATGTAAAATGGGACGCCGAACTCAATGGCCCAAAACGCCCATGTTTTGCGCAGGCTATGCGAAGCGTAATTGCCGGAGCGCAGGCCGGCGGCCTGGCACCACTCTTTTACGAGCCTGCTCAAAGACGGGACGGTGATAGCGCAGTTGCGCTGGGACAAAAACAGCGGCGCCTCTGGATTTGACCGACCGGGGTGTTCTGCCAGCCAGGCGCGGATCTTTTCCGTGACGAGCTTGTTCACAGCCCGCACCACATAGCGGCTTACCTTCTGGTCGCGGTTGACCAGCGGGTCTCCGGCTCTGAGGTGCTCAACATCTTTGATACGCAGGGCGACCAGATCGGACGCGCGCAGGTTGGTGTTGATGCCGGTGACAAAGATGGCTGTGTTGCGCGGCGACGGCGCCAGCAGGGCGAGGATGCGCTCGATGTCCTCCTGGCGCTTTATGGGGCTCACCCACGTCTTGTTGCCTTTTTTATTCATAAACGCCTTCCACATGAAGTTTTGGTACAAACACGGTTCTGGCGCCTTCTACAGCGATGAAGCGGCCGGAGATCTCTTCGGCAAGGTCGGTGATGGCAAGCTGCGCCGAGGCGCCGTAGCCCGGCTTTGGGCAGTACGGTGAGTAGATGGTTTCTTCTGGCAGATTGAATTTGGCGCTAAAGCCAGCGCGGCCTTCGTTGATGACCAGTTCCAGTTGGTGCATGTCGGCAAAGTCTTCCAGGCTCATGCGCTCGAGTCGATTGATGGTCACTTTCATGGTCGGTCACGCTCCTTTTCAAAATTCGATGGACAGCAACAGGTCGAGTACTTTCTTGGCAGCGGCTTTGCGGGCGGCGGGGTGCTTAGCAAGCCGCCAGTAGTAGAAGGGGCTTTCGTTGGACAAGCAATGCTTGTCGTCTTTGTGGGGGGGCCAGGGGCATAGCACGCATTTAAGACCGTCGCACAAAGGACACCCGCCACAGTAGTCCGTTTTGTAGAGCACACCTTCTCGATGTAGCGCGGCTATCGTTTCATGCTTTGTCTCCCCCGTCTCAGCCAATCGGTCCCACAGGATCAGCGCTTCGGTCATCGCCAAAATCAATTTCTCATCTTCGGTCATCGGTTTGGCCTTTCTCTTTTTTGGTTTCGTCCACAGGTCAGAGTCACTGTAATAATCTGCGATGTCTCCCATCAGTCAGTCTCCTCAAGTTTGTGTCAGTAAGTTATCCACAATCTACCCGCCCGCCAAGTTTCTGTCAACAGGTATTTTACATTAATGTGCCGATTTGGTAACATATGCCAAAATGGAGCAGCTGGTGCGCCATTTTGGCGTAGGAGTCATTCTGGCACAGGAGCTTTGCGGTTGGCTGAAGTTGAAGTTGGATACTACGACCGGGCGACGAACACCTACTCTGCCGTTCCGGTGCCCCCCACTGGCGACGTTCGTGGCCATCGTGGGCGCGGTCGCATTATAGACGACGAAGACCTGGATAAGATGCTGCGCCGCGGCAAGACCCAGGCCGACATCGCCCGGCACTTCGGCGTTTCGCGTGCCGCTGTGTCACAGCGTGTTTCCGACTTGAAACATCGGCTGGTAAAAGAAGCAGCCGGTGTCGCCCCCCAAATCATCGCCCGTGAAATCCGCACGGCTGATCAACTCTGCAAGATAAACCAAACAGCAAACGCCCTGCTCGACTCCCTCTATACAATGGAAGAGGCAGTTGACCCCATCTCCGGCAAAGCCGAGCAGCGCATGGCGCTCAAAGACCCGAACCTGGCTCTGCGCACCATGGGCGAGATCCGCGCGCAACTCAAGTTCCAACTGGAGATCTTCCAGGCGCTCACCGATGTGAAGGCAGTCAAAGAGTTCCAGGACACAGTTTTGGAGACGATCAACAGCGTGGCTCCGGAAGTGCGTGACGCGGTAGTCAAAGCGCTGCAAAGAAAGAACGCTCTACGCTCGGCATTGGAATTTCACTGAAACAGTGAAGGTTCACCAAATGGAAGAGATGCTCGAAGCTCTGTGCGCGGCAAAGCAATTCATTGAAGTTGCGGTTGACTCTGTACTCGATCCGGACGCGACCAACGATCTGTACGACGCTTATCGGCGGTATCTGGGCGCGATGGAAGAACTCCCGAACAGGATTCTGAAACGACTTGGGTAACGGTAGCGCTGGCATAAGTCTTGGTTTTACACCCTCTCCCGGTGCGCGGACGGTGCGTGATCACCTGTTTGCTGAGCTGCTGGGTAAACTCGAACCCGCGGAGAGCCCCCAATCAGAAGCGCTGGTGCAGTATCAGAAAGATCCGGTGGCGTTCGGTAAAGATGTCCTGGGGCATGAGTATCCCGACCGGATAAAAGAACTTTTTGCCGCGGTCATTGAGCATGAAATCGTAATCGCCCAGAGCTGCAATGGCTTTGGCAAGAGCTTTGGTGCGGCCGACATGGCGCTGTTCTTTGCCCGCTGTTTTCCCAAAGCGGAGGTGTACCTCACCGCAGCACCCCCCGAGAAGAACCTAAAGCGCATCCTGTGGGACAAGATCACCGGCGGCATAAAGTCCAACGCTGAAGCATTTGGCGTGTGTCGCACCGCTGGCATGACCGTCTACATGGAAAGCGGGTCGTCGATCGACGGCCTGACGATCCCGGGTCACGGCGATGACCATGACCGTGAAGCAAGATTTGGTGGCAAGCACGCGCCCTTCTTGCTGTTCATCGTGGACGAGGGCGACGCCGTGCCTGATGCGGTCTACACCGGCATTGATTCGTGCATGTCCGGCGGTATGGCGCGACTGCTGGTGATGTTTAACCCCCGGCACAAGCATGGCCGCGTCTACAAAATGATTAAGGACCACGAAGCCGTGGTCGTGCAGCTTTCCGCCTTTGAGCACCCCAATGTGGTGACGGGCGAAGATCTTTACCCCGGCGCTGTGACCCGCGAAAAGGTGGCCTGGCGTATCAACGCCTGGACCCGGCGGCTGCCGCCTGATGACGACTACACCGGCCCCGACGTCTTCACGCTGCCTGAGTTCATGGAAGGCTACGTCGCCCGCAAAAAAGACGGCACGTTCTATCCCCCGCTGCGCTCCGGCCGGTACAGAATCGAAAATCCGCAGTTTGCCTACAAGGTTTTGGGCGAGTACCCGGTCAAAGACGAGAACGTGCTGATCGAAGAAACCTGGATCGACAACGCTGTGGCCCGCTGGAAAGCCTACGTGGACGACTACGGCGACACGCCCCCTGAAGGGGCTGAGTGCATCTCCGGCGTTGACCCCGGCGAGCTTGGCGCTGACAAGACTTCGGTGTGCCATCGGTACGGGGCGTTTGTAAAAGAGTTCAATGGATGGGGCGGCGTCGATATGTCGGTGACAAACGACCGCGCCGAAGAAGAGTGCCGCAGCGCTGGAGCACGGAAAGTCTTTGTGGACGCAAACGGTGTTGGGGCGGGCGTTGCGCCTGCGCTCCGGCGTGTCGGTTTGAACGCTGTGGGCGTCAAAACCCAGGTGCGCGCAAACGAAGTGTGCGAAGACGGAGAGTTTGACCGCATGCGCGACCAGCTCTTGTGGCAGATCCGGCTGTTTCTCAAAAACAACACGGCGGCCATGCTGCCTGACGACGATGAGCTGCGCGAAGAACTGACAGTGTTGCGCTTCTGGGACAAAAACGGGCGCATCAAGATCACTGACAAGGATTCGCTGCGGGACATATTGCGCCGGTCGCCCAACAAGACAGACGCCCTGGCGCTGACCTTTGCGCCGCACAAGGGCTACACCGGTGACACGATGAGCGATGCGCGGCACCGGGCCTTGAAAGAAAAATACTGCGCGCCGATGTGAAGGATGATTGATGGCTGATCTCGATAAAGAAAAAGAGTTTGACGAGGCGTACAACGCTTATTCGGCCGATTGGAGCACGCTCCACTCGGAGATGAAGCGCGATCTCGAGATCATGCTGGGCGACCAGTGGGACAGCCGCATGAAGTCCTACCTCAAAGGTCAGCGACGCGAAGCACTGGTCTTTAATAAGGTGCGGCGCATCGTAAAGGCCATCACTGGCTATCAGCGAAAGAACCGCCTGTCCATGCGTCTGGACCCCGTGGAAGGGTCGGACGAAGCAACGGGTGAGATTTTGTCCGCGGCGCTGATGTGGAACGCCCAATACTGCAACGGGTACAACATCATCTCCGACGCCTTTGAGCACGGTTCGCTGATCACGGGCTTAAACATGCTCGAGGTCGCTGTGGACTACACCGACGATTTGGTGCATGGCGACATCAAGTGGCTGCGCCACGACTACAACTCGGTGCTCTTTGACCTTACCTGCCGCAACCGCGACATGCGCGACTGCGAAGCGGTGCTCAATCGTACTCTTGTTGGTGCTGATCGGTTGCAGCAGTTGCTGCCGAACCTCAATGTAAAGGATCTCGGGGCGCCCAATAACACGACTACCAAGTTCCCCTACATGACCGGCACGCATCGGATGCGCAACAATCAGTCGCCCTACTCCTACGACCGGATGTGGGTGAGGACAGCAAAGCAGCACACGGTGCTGATCGATAAATCCAATGGGCAGGTGGCCAAGTGGACCGGCGATGACGACCGGCTGCGCGAGTATTTCAACATGCTCGGCGTAACCGAAGAACATGTGGCGGTTGTAAAGCGCGCCAAGGTGACGGTTGAGCTGCGCGTCTACGCCAATGGAAAGCACGTCTGGACCGGCCCCGATCCGGTGGGATTGGACGATTTTCCGTGGGTGCCGTTCATCGGTTTCTGGACGCCCGAAGCAGAAAAGCCGGAACTGCGCATCCAGGGGTTGATCCGCTGTGACCGTGACCCGCAGGATGAAGTCAACAAGCGCCGGTCAAAGATGCTCGACATCATCGACAGCCAGATAAACTCCGGCTGGATCGCCAAAAACAGCGCGGTGAAAAACAAAGAGCAGCTTTATCAATCCGGCCAGGGCCAGGTGATCTACACCGAAGACAGCGCCGACCCGATCGACGCCCAGATCAAAAGGATCGCGCCGTCTGACATCCCGCAGGGGTTGTTTACCTTGACTGCTCTGATGGATCAAGATGTGGTTGAGATCCCCGGCATGGCCAAAGAGATGCTGGCGATGCCCGACACCCAGGACGTGGAGGTTTCCGCGATCCTGGCTAAGCTCCGGCAGCAGGCCGGCCTGACCGTTTTGGCGGATTTGTTTGACAACCTGGAGCTGTCCCAAAAGATCCTGGGTGGCAAGACCTTGCGTGCCATGCAAAAGAACTACGGGGCGTCCAAGTTCCAGCGCATCACCGGCAAGCCCCCGACAAAGAATCTGCTCGACCAGTCGTTTGGCAAGTATGACGTAGTTTGCGTGGAAGGACTACTCACCGATACGCAGAAACAGCATTTCTACGCGCAGCTCATGGCCATGCGCAAGATGGGCATGACTGAGATTCCGACTTCGGCCATCATCGCGGCCTGGCCGCTCGAGGGCAAGAGTGAGCTGATCAAACAGATCCAGGCACAAGAGCAGGCTAAAGCGAAAATGGACGAGGAGAACCAGAAACTCAACCAGCAGCAGACGATGATGAATCAGTCCATGATGCAGGCCAATACCGCCAAGGCTCAAGAGCGTATGACCCAGGCGCAGGAGAACCGCACCAGCGCAACGTACGACCGCATCAAAACGCTCAAAGACTTGCAGTCGATTGATCTTTCCAACCTTGAAACACTGGTGCGCGTGCTGGCCGCTTTAAAGACCCAAACTGAGCCGGGCCAAGGCGCTCCGGCCAATCCGATGATGGGGGCAATGCAGTGAATCCAAACATCATGATCAAGCAGATGTACGATGTCTTCGGCCGGCGCAAGCAGTCGCACGTCCTTTATATGGGTGATGTGTGCCAGGACTTTACAATGAGCCTGCTGCGCAGCATGGAAGCAATGCTAGACAAGCACTCGGCCAAAAAGTCCTACTACATGTACATTCATGCCCGCTTTGATGCTGTGGGCAAGCACACGGTGCGCTCGATAATCACGATACTGCCGGGCGACACCAAGATCGAGCAGTTCAAAACGCTCGGGACAATGTGCTTTTTCGTGGACAATCGCATCGGTGAATTTAAGAAGCTCTGGGTGCTGCCCTACGACCGCCTCGTTCTGGGCGGCGTTCTGGACGGCAAACCCAATGAAAGTATAGCCAAGGACTCGATCGGCATGCCGGTCAAAGGTTTGACAATGTAACCGCTGCCGAAAGCAGCCAAACACGCCGCCGCCGGGCATTAACCTGGGGCTGCGACCAACGGGCGTAAAACTCTCCGGCCGAAAGCTGGGGATAAGTCTGCCGCCGGAGACGGTCAAAGCAACAGCACGGGCGAGAAAGGTCAGTTGAAAATGGACGAGATCAATAGCCCCACCCCAGCAGCCCCCGCCGCACCAGCCGCTCCCGCGGTCCCGGTGGCGCCGGCTGCACCCGCG